CAGCTTGTTGTTCCCATGGATCAGGCACACTATTAATGGCATCTCGCCTTTTCTCCCATTCATCATTCAGACGGGTGTTAGTGACACAACTCCGACGTGACGTGTCCGGCAAGAGTTCAGCTGGTCTACCATGGCAAACACACTTGTTGATGCATCCACATTTCAACACATCGATTTTAGTCGATAACGTATTGGCAATAGACACAACCTCAGCTTGATGGGCGAAGTGCTTCTGACTCAAAATTTGCATCAATCGGAAGAAGTCAGCAGTGGTTAGCTTGGGGCGAACATCTCTGGAATAGTTGCTTGACGGATCTCCAAAAATGGGTACAACGGGAGCTTCTTCATCCACGTCTTGCAAACGGAAGAATGGTTTCCTCTGACCGTCTTCTGGATCCACCTTCCACTCCTTAGTATAATACCGAAACATGACAGGGTTCCCAAGCTGGTCAGACTCAACAGCAACTTTGACAAAGAAATCCCAAATTTGCCTTTCCGTGAATGGCACATCACTCAGAAGTTTCTCAATCTTGTCAGGATCAAGCTTGCCGTCGGTGGCATATTCAGAACGAATGACAGCTTGTACATGAATTGCTCGGCGCATGATGGAAATGGCACAATTGGAATAGACATTTGCATCTAGACCCTCAACATTGGTGGATCCTATGTAGAGCTTTGGTTCTGCATGAACCTTACCCTTCTGGTCAATGTCCGCCATTACACCGGCTATTTTGACATTGTTGATCGTCCGGAGCATCACTTCTGTGTCTGGTCTCTCTATGTAGTCAGGCTTGGTGTTAGCAATATCATCATGAAATACCGATACAGTGTCGTTGCGCAAATTGGTGTCATACTTGTCGGTAGCAGGCACCTTCCAAATCTTCTTGACATCATCATCAAAACCATTTGTCTTACACAACACATGATGGAGCATTTGCATGATAGTGGACTTGCCAACAGAGGTTTTACCAGAAATAATAACACCAAAAGCTGCGACACGTAGTCCTCCGTCAGCACGTCGTTGTTGGAACGCTGTGCGGTGTTCGAGAATGGTTTTGAGCTTCCTCTCCCATGCTGCCAGAGCTCCTGGATGTTTGATCGATCTCATGACTTTCTCAATATCAACTATCAATGTCTCAATCAAAACCTCAACTTCTGACTCCGTGCGCGGTGTTATCAGGTTTGCCAAGCTTCCCGTCAACATGGCATCAACAGCTGTTTCAACTTCGTGCAAACGTTTCTGTAGGGATACTGCATCATGATCTCCAAATTGCATGTACGAACTATCTCCACTGGTGAAGTAAAGGTAACCTCCTTCAATGAAGAAGATGGCTGTATCCATTATCACCTCGACAATAGAGAAAATATCGGTGTCCTCATGTTTCTTCTTAACAGCATTAGAAAACAATTTTACACCTCCCACTGAAAAATTTACACTGGAAAAATTGCACAAACCAACAGCACAAACAACACTGACTAGATCCATCAACTTGTCATATGCGACTGACTCGCGAATGGTCTTGTAAGTGGCGCGGCCACGTAAGATACCAGACAAATCAATTTCAGCTTGTGGACCATATCGAATTTCTCCCTGATCATCCCAAGCACCGATGAAAGCCATTCCTTCTTGCACTGCTTGTGAGCACACACTTGTCATGTCGCCTTGATGCAATGTTTGTAGGTATAGGAAAACAACAGCACACGCTCCATAGTAGTCTGCAGCGTGCGACAAACCAACTCCTAGTGATACCAAACTCTCAACATGTCGCCTAACATGATGAACACGCAAACGAGTCATAGTGCGCGCATAGTGATACGTAGCAACTATACTCGAGTTCCGATACATGTTCGTCAGGATTTTCAAAACAAGATTAAAACTACTCTCATTGTCATTGTCCGCAAATCCGGCTTGTGGTTGATAGTACTTGGCTTGCTGTCTCCGTAGTTTCCTTCTCAATTTCCGACGCAACAAGCATAGGGGATCAAAAGTCATAAAAGGCTTTTTATATCCCAAATTGAATGCATTCCAACAAGCAATGCAGCTAGTACAGCAAAAGGAGAACAACAAAGAAGAAAACAAGCCATAAGACAATGTTCCTGGATTAATGCCTAGAAATGGCAATGCCAGAAAACACAACCTGTTTAGCTTGGGAAGGCGGAAACGGAGGGGGAGAGTCTGTGATACCAAAATGTTGTGGCCAAGACCAATTCCCCAGAGAACCATGGCAAATATAAAAATGCCTGGTTC